TGTTGCGGGCGCTGGAAGGGGCGTTTCGGACGGCCAATCTACATGTAGCGCGTGCCGATCTTCGCGCCGCCATCGACGGCGGCGCCATTAAACTGGGGACGCTCCTATCCATGCTGGCGCAGAAACCAGCCGTGTACGATGCGGCCGTCGCCCCGAAGGCCCCCACGTTGGTCCTACCGTCGATGCGCCCCACCGACTTGCGCTTGCTCGGTTTGCGATTGCCCGCATCGTCGACCGCGATGACCGTATTGGTGACGCACATGGTCAGAACTGGATGGTTGCCATGCGCAAGTTCGCCCTCGAGCAGGACCTGTTCCAGATCACGCAACGCCGGCGACATGCTCTGCATGCCCTGGCCGAATTCGACGAAGTGATCCTTGACGAATTGCTCACTCATGCCGGCCTTGAGGAGCCATGGCAGGAGATGCCTGAAATTCCAGCGGTCGAAGCCGAGCTTTCGAATATCGTAGCGCTGGAAGTCGTCGCGTAGATAGGAGGCGACGAATTCGTAGGAAATCGATCGCCCGGGAGTCGTCTGCAGATAGCCCTGCCTCGCCCACATGTCATAGGGTACGCGGTCCGCCACCGACTTTTCACTCAATCCCTCAGATGGCAGCCAGAATGTCGGCTGGACCCGCCACTTGCCATCGCGCTTTCCGATCAGAACAAGGGCCGTGAGGTCGGCTGCCTCGGAGAGGTCGAGCCCGCCATAGAGCGGGACGCCATCGAGCGGGCCAACGGGCCCACCACAGGCCTTCCACACGGCGGGGGCGATAAACGGATTGCTCACCTCGACCCGCTGATTGAGGATGAGATTGCGGTATTCGGCCTCGCGGGCGGGCATCCGCTGCGCATTTCTGGCCATCGCCAATACTTCTTTGGCGGACAGAAAAGTGCCAAGCGCTGGGTTCGCAAGCTGGATCGTCTCCTCGTCGAACGGATCGAGGTCCATCGGCGCGGTATAGAGCGAAACCACCGTGTGCGGGTCATGCCCAGCGAGCGCATCGTCGATCAAGACCGACATTAGGTCTGCGTCCGTCGGCGCCTGGGTGGAAATGACAATCGACAGCGGATCAGCCTGTGCGCCCGTCGCTGTCTCGAGTGCTTCGTACAGCGGCGAGCGCGGACCCCGCACCTGACCTAATTCATCATGGATTACCATGGCGGGCGACAACCCGAACGCCGTCGTTGCGTCAGCTGAAAGCGCCCGATAGCGTGTGCCCAGTTCGGGGCAGATCAGTTCCTTGGCAGTTTCACGAATTGTGACTACCCGCGATAACACGGAGTTCATGCGGACCATTTTGGCAGCCAGCGAAAAAATGATGGCCGCCTGATCGCGTGATTGCGCAGCGGAGAACAACTGCGAGTTTGGTCTGCTCCGTGCGGGCGGACCGCAAAGATGAGCAAGGAGCAAGCAGGCTGCAAATGTCGTCTTGCCATTCTTGCGCCCGAAACTGAGGATCGCCCGGCGCGTGCCGACCGGGTTGTCGTAGATCCGTTCAATCTCGTGCTTCTGCCAATCGTAGAGCTTAAGCTTGTTCCCAACGTGCTTGCCTTCCGGGATGAAGCAGACCTGCTCAACGAAGGCCACTACATCGGTTGCATGGACGCTTTCGTCTATCTTCGAGCTCTTCTTGCGGTTAGCCACGGGCCCTGATTTCCCACGGCCGCTCCCTTGCGGCACGCCCGACTTCGGTCTCGGATGTTCTGGCGCTCCAACGCGACTTCGGCGTGAGGCGTAGCGACTGAGACAGCTGATTCACCACCCGTGCCGCATCGCGATGGGCTTCGGCGAGCCTTGCAGCACGTTCGCCATCCGCAGAGCCATCAGCCCTCACCTCGCGCAATTCCTCCTCAAGCTCCTCTGAAATTACGACCTGCGCGCACAACCGACGCAGAACCGGCTGGCATTCCAAGCCGAACCAATTCGGCGGCATAGCGCCGACAATGCTTCGCCAGACCAGCTTCTCGGCCTTGTCTAAAGCCCGCGGAGGTTCCGGTCGCCCCTGTCCCGGAATGAGCGGCACCACGCTCAGAGCATTTGTCGATCTTCTTCCACGCGGCATCCCAGAAAACTCCGGAGGACTAACGAGTATCGGTTAGGCCACAAAAACCGCACACCCAATTTCCTTAGCAAATTGGCCACCCAAACCGATTGTACAGTTTAGCATTTTTCGGCCGCAGCCGCGCCGCGGTTGATGGCGTTCGTTAAAAAAACACCCCCCGCCCCACCATGTTGCGGGGTCATCCCACCCGATAAGCCGGATGCCTCGGATCGATCGGCATACCAGTTTCATCGCAACCAAGGCGGAAATCTCGTCGTTGCTCACCCGACTTCCGGCGATGACAGTCGGCGCATAAGGATTGAACCTCGCCTAGAACGAACGAATCCCAGTTTCCCTGGTGCGGCACGATGTGATCGACCTGTGTTGCCGGCACGGTGCGATTGAGTGCACGGCAATGCCGGCATATCGGCTCGATCTTGAGCTGATGCGCGCGTCGATTTCGCCAACTTTGGAGTTGATACCAATCGCGCCAACCGCGAGGGCTGGGTGCATGCGGATTTCGATGGGGGCGAGGCATGGTGCGCATTCATAGTTCGAGGCATTGTCCGAGCATCCGGTTTGCGAATTCCGCTTCAGAAAAACGGCGCGTTGGGCCCCATACCTTCCAGGATGCGTTGGCCTCCGCATTCTTAACGGCTAGGCGCGCATGATTGCTGGCCTGGAGCGAGGAAACGACGGCCGGGCCGATGTCGGCGATCACCTCATCAAGCTCGGCGTCGCTCGGTTCCGGCAGTCCCTGCCTTGCAGCATATACGCGCAAAGCCAGCCGGCTCGCCGTTGCCCACATCGGTTCGTCCCTGTTTGTCATCGTTGTCTCCGTTTTGTTGTTTCAACTTCACTGACTTCACTGACTGACTGATCGGTGAAGTAAGTGATGTCAGTATGTCAGTGAAAACCCATTACCTTCCTTGTGTGTCCTTTTTTCTGTTCTCTCCCTCAGTGGCTACCTCCTTATGGCTAGCATCTAGAAAGTAGTGGTGGGTTTCCCCACTGGGACTTCCAGTGGGGGTTTTCCCACTACAATAGTGCCGGCTTCCCCCACCGAAACGTGGCGTAAACCCCCACTGGAATTTTGTTTTCTCCGGTGGTGGTTTCCCCCACTGGAGTTTTTCGGTCTTTTTTGCCTTGGCCGCAGGACCGCAACCCTCGCGGCTTGGGCCACCGCATCGGCCTCATCGACGGTCTTAAGGCGGCGCCACTCGTTCGACGCTTTGCCACGTCCCTTTGCCGGCAAGTAGGTCAGCAGGAAATGGTTTGGTCGCCTGTGCTCTGCGTTCCCGGCTGAACCTTGTCGCGTGATCCTCAACAAACCGAGGGCAACGCACTCACGTATCGCCGGCGCAATCGCGTGGCGATCCATGCCGTTGTCCTCGAAGTTGTTGAACGTAACGGGAAGCTCGCCGTTGTCCTTGCCGCCGTGGCGGAGATGTTCGATCTCGATGCGGTCGAGAACGCGGTGCCCTGACAGGCTCAAGACACGCCACGCAGGCGCTTCCAGCAGCTCGCGCGTGTGCGGAACGTAGTTCCCGTCGATCTGGCGCTTCTTATTCATGCGTTGGCCTTGCTCTTCGCGTAGGCAATCAGCCGGGAGCGCACCCACGAGCGCACCTCGGGCGATGGCGGAATGGGCGGCACGACCGCTCCGCAGGGCAGCGAGACGCCGAATTTTTCTTTGTACTTCCACGCGATCCAGCCAGGCTTGTAGGCGCGTTCGATCTGGATTGCTGTCAGCATCCCGAGCCATTTGGCGCGGGTCTCTGGATCGTAGGCGTTTTGTTTGATACTGCGGTCGCGCCTGACTTCGGCGAGTTCGCCATCAAGGAAGGGGACCGCGCGTGGCGGCGGTGCTGGCAGGAACCCGCAGTTCGGGCATGGCTCGCCACCAACACGAATAGCGCCACACTGCGAGCATTCGAGCAGCCGCGACCCGGGCGTTTCACAGCGCTTGCTATGAACCGGGCTCTCGGCCTTCTTATGCGGATCGAGCGTCCACTCCACCGGGTCCTCGACGAAGCCGTGACGGAACACGGCGCCGCTATGATCAAGGATGATCGCATCGCGCTTGCCATCGGCCGGCCGCAACACGCGGCCGATCATCTGGCGATACAGCCCCATCTTCTTGGTCGGTCGCGCCAGGATGCAGCATCCGACCTCGGGCATGTCCCAACCCTCGGTCAGCACCATGCAATTCGTGACGAGCTCGATCTCGCCTGATGCCAGCCGTGCGAGCGATGCGTCGCGCTCGGCCTTCGGTGTCGATCCATCGATGTGTTCGGCACGCACGCCGGACTTGATGAATTCGTCGCGGATGTGGACCGAGTGCGAGACGTTGACCGCGAACGCGACGGTCATTCGCCGCTCGCTGAATTTGTGCCAGTGGGTGACTATGTCGCCGATCAGCTGGGGGCGATCCATCCGGTCGGCAAGCTGCGCCTCGACGTAGTCACCCCCCTGCACGCGAACGCCCTTCAGGTCGGGGTTGACAGGCGCGTACACCCTGGTCCGGACGAGGTAGCCTTGCTCGATCAGCTCCGCGACCTGCGGGCATTCGATGATCGTCTCGAAGATGCCACCAAGACCGCGCCCATCACCGCGGCATGGCGTGGCGGTCAAGCCGAGCAAGATCACGTTCGGATAAGCCTCGATGATTCTCCGATAGGTCGTCGCCGGGCAATGATGCGCCTCGTCGACCCCCAACAGATCGGCCGGCGGCAGCTCCATGGTCTCGGCACGGATGGCGCGCCGGTCGAGGGTCTGAATGGCTGCGACCTGCACATTCTCCAGCGGCCGCGGTTCGGTGCCCGCCATGATGATGCCGTGCGGGACATCCAGCTTGTGCAATTTGTCGCTCGTTTGGTTGATGATCTCGCGCCGGTGTGCGAGCACGAGCACGCCGCGACGGCGTGCGATGACCGATTTGATGATCGCCGAGCCGATGACGGTCTTGCCGCTGCCCGTCGGCGCCACCAGAATGATCCGCTTCTTGCCGGCCGCGATGGCGGCATCAAAATCCGCGATGACCCTTTCCTGGTAAGGGTGGAGCTTGACGGTCATG